TTACAGACTTCTGGAAGGTTGCGCAGCTCTTACAACACGCGGTTGATCTTCCGCAGCGTCTTCCAGCGCACTTAAATCACGGTCTTTCACTTCTGGCATTTTCAGCGCAGAGATTAAACCAATCACTGAATATGCCATGATCATAATGGCGATCGGATACCAGGATTCCGTCATGGTGCAGAAAATACCCGCCAGGATAGGACCAAAACCGGAAGCGATAAGACCACCAATTTCTTTAGAAATGGCCATCCGGGTAAAGCGGTTTTTACAGCCGAACATTTCTGCCATGGTAATGTTTTCCAGAGCAAATAATCCCAGCACCGCACAGTTATGAATCACAATCAGTGCAACCATAATGGTGCTCGGGGCATAGCTTTTATCTACAATGATAGAAAGCATTGGCCATGCCAGCACAATCGCGGAGGTATTCATAATAATATACGGGATCCGGCGACCAATTTTATCGGATAACCAACCAAGGAACGGAATGGTCATAAAGCCGAGAATCGAACTAATCATCAATGCATCTGTTGGAATTGCTTTGTTAAACAATAACGTCTGCACTAAATAGCCTGCAAGGAAAGTCTGAATTAACCCGGAGTTACCCGCCTGACCAAAACGCAGCCCTGTTGCCAGCCAGAAGGATTTGCTCTGGAACATGCTACCAGCAGGTGCAGGTTTTGCTGTGGGTTGGTTGCTGTCATTAACCTTCTCAAAGACCGGGCTTTCTTTCAGATTCATACGTAACCAGATAGCAAAGACCATCACGACAACGCTCGCCAGGAACGGTATACGCCATCCCCACGCCAGCAGTTCCTCTTTACTGAGAATGAAGAACATAAAGGCCCAGATTGCCGTTGCGCTCAAGGTTCCGCAGTTAGTTCCCATAGCTACAAATGAGGAGATAATTCCGCGCTTACCTTTTGGTGCATATTCCGCCAGCATCGTACCGGCACCGGAAATTTCCGCACCTGCACCCAACCCCTGAATAATACGCAGCGTCACCAGCAAGATGGGGGCAAAAACACCAATCTGTGCATAGGTCGGTAACACACCAATTAAGGTGGTACAGATCCCCATCATGGTGATGGTAATAAAGAGCACTTTTTTACGCCCTATTCTGTCGCCCATTTTGCCGAAAATAAATGCTCCGACAATACGCGCCACATAACCTGCACCGTAGGTTCCCATTGCCAAAATTAACGCCATTGCCGTTGATGATTCAGGAAAAAATATTTCATGAAACACCAACGCTGCGCCGAGCGAATATAACTGGAAATCCATAATTCATAGATATTTTTTACCATCCTATGGATTTTTGGGCGTTTTCTAAGTTTTTTCAGATGGTTGTATTTTTTCTAAAAACTCCTGATCTCGATTTTGCTGTTTGTCTGAGACCTTTTTATGTCCCATATATGCCCCAAGGTGCCCCATGTAAATCCAATTCAACTCAAAGCATCCCTGTTCAATATTTTTACAAGGGGCTTGCATATCAGTGTTTTTTTATTGCGTAACGTCAAACGCTCGGATTGAGCGTAAATCATCAAGATTATTCAGCTCTTCCTTCATCTCCCGCTGACGACGATAAATCTCGTCATTGCGATCGGCCTGTGCCCGTGCCATTACTGCCGCAAGTTCTTCCAGTTCCTGCATCGTCAGGAGGATTGGCGTATTCTCTCCATCTCCCCAAACAATTGTTTCTCTGCCAGCTCCTGATTTCGCCGCCATTACCACTGGTAAGAGGCGGGACAGCGAAACCGGACCAGCATTCCATTTGTGACCTTTCCATTCCAGCATGAACGACATGGACTCCTGTTCCTGACGCCATACTTCGATCTCACACACTTTAGCCTCTTTTTCTGCGGCAATAAGTTCAGGCGTAACGGTAAACCGGGCTATTCCGCCCCACTTCCCGCTTTGCAGTTCCTGCCAGACCTGTTTACCCATTTCCGCAACATCATTCTCAACAGCGGTATAAGGTAGATGTACCTCCTGCCCCTCCAAAAGCACTTCACAATATACAGCACCATCCTCCAGAAACATGGCATTTCTTATATTTTTTATCTGCATACTCTGTCACCCGACCCGCACAAATAATCCTATATACGCTTCCTTTCCGTTGGTGGTATAAAGACCATCTCCCCCCAGAGACTGATACACTCCGGGAAATGCCGATGTATTCGTTCTGCCAATGACAAACGTTGCCTCCCCTTTCATTGTGCCTGCTCCTGTCACGCCTCCCACTACTATTTCCACCGGCGCAAGTGCTTTTCCCGGGCATGGTTGTCCACGACTCAGGCGCATTAAAACTCCACCTTCCGCTACTCCCAAAAAAGCTGCCATAACCACACTGCCGATATCCGGTTTCGGCGAACTGATACTTCTTAAAAATTCATCCTTTGATAATTTGCTCTGAGCCTCATCCATTACCACTTTGACCGCTTTTGGGGTTGCCGCCAGTGACTCGGAAGTGCTGTTTGTCGCACTACTGAGTTGTACTATCCCTTTCTGTGCTGTCGTTGCATTCTGTGCGGTGTATTTCCCGTTAGCCAGGTCATACGCGGCCTTAACTGCTTTTGGCGTTGCCGCCAGTGACTCGGAAGTACTGTTTGTCGCACTGCTGAGTTGTACTATCCCCTTTTTCGTCGTGCTCGCATCCTCAAGCGCCACGGCGTATGCAATATCCTCTGCCGCAGTTCTTCAACTTCCCGGCGCAGCTTTTCGTTCTCAATTTCAGCATCCCTTTCGGCATACCATCTTATAACGGCGGCAGAGTCATAAAGCACCTCATTACCCTTGCCACCGCCTCGCAGAACGGGCATTCCCTGTTCCTGCCAGTTCTGAATGGTACGGATACTCGCACCGAAAATGTCAGCCAGCTGCTTTTTGTTGACTTCCATTGTTCATTCCACGGCCAAAAACAGAGAAAGGAAACGACAGAGGCCCAAAAGCTCGTTTTCAGCACCTGTCGTTTCCTTTCTTTTTAGGGGGTGTTTTAAATAAAAACATGAAGTTACGGCGAAGAAGAACGGAAACGCCTTAAGCCGGAAAATTTTCATAAATAGCGAAAACCCGCGAGGTCGCCGCCCCGTAACCTGTCGGATCGCCGGAAAGGACCCGCAAAATGATAATAATTATCATCTACATGTCACAACGTGCATCTACGCCATCAAACCACGTCAAATAATCAATTATGACGCAGGTATCGTATTAATTGATCTGCATCAACTTAACGTAAAAACAACTTCAGACAATACAAATCAGCGACACTGAATACGGGGCAACCTCATGTCAACTAAGAACAGAACCCGCAGAACAACAACCCGCAACATCCGCTTTCCTAACCAAATGATTGAACAAATTAACATCGCTCTTGAGCAAAAAGGGTCTGGGAATTTCTCAGCCTGGGTCATTGAAGCCTGCCGTCGGAGACTAACGTCAGAAAAGAGAGCATATACATCAATCCAAAGTGATGATGAATAAACATCCCGGTTTCTTCCACCATCGCACCGGAAAAGCGACTATGAGGGTAACCCTGCGTCTGTCAGCACAGTAAAACCCGGTGTGCATCGTTTTTGATTATTCCCGCACACTCACGCAGAAGGAATTCCCCGTCGGGCTACGGTCATGGTTAATGCGGGAATACGGCGACGATACAGCGCAGCTAAAAGGGTAATGGACAGATAGAGCGGTTTATTTCATTCCACAGGATTCTGAGTGCCCCCCCTCCTCCAATAGGCTGAGCATCCACCTATATAGTTTTAATTTTCATCAATCCATTTAACTATCGTTTAATTGTTGTCACATAGGATTCTGCCGTTTTTAACAATGCAGGATAATAAGATGAAAAAAATGTTGTTTTCTGCCGCTCTGGCAATGCTTATTACAGGATGTGCTCAACAGACGTTTACTGTTGGAAACAAACCGACAGCAGTAACACCAAAGGAAACCATCACCCATCATTTCTTCGTTTCGGGAATTGGACAGGAGAAAACTGTTGATGCAGCCAAAATTTGTGGCGGCGCAGAAAATGTTGTTAAAACAGAAACCCAGCAAACATTCGTAAATGGATTTCTCGGTTTTATTACTTTAGGCATTTATACTCCGCTGGAAGCGCGTGTGTATTGCTCACAATAACTGCATGAGTTGCCCATCAAACGGGCAACTCTTTCTACTTTGTTCCTCCCCCCCCGGAAACGGCGGAAGTAAGAAATTATGTCATCGAATGATCACAAACATAGAATTTCATGCTTTCCGGACGCAAGTGACCCCTTCATTTTTCAGCAAAATATTCTGCTCTTACAGGCGATCAATTCTGCATACACTGCCGAACACCGTCGACAATTTCACAGACCTGAGAAGCCGTATCGAAAAGCTGGCGCGCTTTATCCAGGCTGACGCATCCCACCAAGAAAAAAGGCACCAGTATCGCTACCAGTGCCCATTTCGCCGCCGTTCGCGGCATTCTGTGTGTCCAGTGTTTTCGCGTCATATCACCACCAACGCACAGCCCAAATCAGAACAGCGACCGCCACAAGGCGAATTGCAAAGGCCGCAGCCCTTGTCAAATCAAGGCTCGCGGGAGTTTCCACTTCAATACCTTTCATAATGGACAACCTCAAAAAGAATCTTTTATACTTTCCCACGAGGATTTTCTCCGTACTCACTACTCACAATTTCCTCTTTGACGTGAAAACTAAAAACCCCGGACTGTTCCAGCAGCCGGGGTTTTTGCTATCTGATGCTGTACCCCTTACTTTCGCTCATCGTAACCCCAGAAAAGAGCCTGCGTGAGTTGAGGGTGTTCAGCACTTCAGCGTCAGTTTTTAAACTGCTACGCGCTCTTTCATCCAGCCGTAGACAAACGACTCGTTGGCCTCGCGTTTTTCTGCCAGCTCCAGATAGCGGTCGCCCTGCGTGCAATTCAGCGCCTTCAGCATCACCAGTTCGCCGTCTTTGCCGCGTTTTTGCAGATAAGTCCGTAGTGCATTAATCGTGCGGGGGCCGATACGCCCGTCTGCGTCCATATCCGGGAACAATTTGCCTTGCAGGTTGAAAACGTTCAGCCAGCGTTGGAGCATTTTCGATGCTACGGACGGCCCCATATTCACACCGGTATCACACAACTCTGCAGCAATATCAGAGGATAATGCGGCCACCTGATCAAAGCGTGGTCCGAACCAGTAATCCGCCTCAAGGATTTCCAGTGCCTGTTCGCGTGTCAGGTCACGCATATCGCCCTGATATCCGTGAGCGCGGGCGACTTTTTCCGTAATACCCCATTTTGTCGGTCCGCCTTTATCATCCGGGTGATTGACGTAACCGCCCTCTTTTCCCAGAACTTCGTCAAAAATTTCATCTTTCGACTTCATATCAGCGTCTTCGTAATACAAAGATTTTTGAAACGTTCCCGCGTGCGCGAATAACCAACACGCAGAACAGCAGATTAAGCCCCACCGCCAGCCAGTTCGCCGCTAACGGGCGACCGCACAGATAACTGAGTGGTGCAAAGGCATAAAGCAGCATCAGCAGCCAGGCCAGCCATGACATCAACGGTTTATGTCTGGAATCACGACGACGATAAAAAAAGAGCGTCAGCACGATAACCGTGCATAACGCCACATTCAGCAATCCGGGAAGGTTACTTAACATTGCCGCCTCCTCCGCCCCGCAGACGGGAGAACAGACCGGACACCAGTGATGCAATATCCTGCTGGTGGATGAACGAGAGAATCTTCACCGACACCACTGACACCAGTACTGCACACAATGCGTCGACAGGTGCACCGTCAAACTCTGTATGCTTTACCAGCCAGGATGCCAGAACTTCTGCCCCCAGCACACCAACAATGAACGACACCAGAAAATGTGCCGCCACACGCCAGGCTGAAAGCGCCTGCGGCATCGTTGCCACAAATAACGCCCCGGCAAAGGCACCAAACACAATCCCGAAATCCGTTCCGGTAAACAGCCCGTACACCGTCGCCCCGCCGAGCGCTGCAGCCGTGCCGGAACCGGATAAGGGTTCAGACATACTTTTTCTCCTGTAAATAAAAAAGGGCCACCAGCGGCCCGTAAAAAAACACCCCGTGAAAGGCACCCGCAGATACCTTTTATGTGGTGTTATCTGATGTGATATGCGCCTGACGTGGCTCGGAGAAAATGAAATAAAGCTTATCTGAAATTAAGGTTAATCCGGGGGTTTAAACCATTTTTAAAGCTTAGTAATATCAAATCGTCTCCTGGAGGAGACTGATGCTTATTCTTCTTCACGGACTTTGTCCCGCGGCGTTAATCCGACAGCCGCGCTTTTTTTGCGCTCAGTTCATTATTGGCTTTCATGGCCTTGCCACACGGGTAATATCAATGCCCGTGTATTCTTTTCTGAGTTCAGAATAAAAAAAACCGCCCGGAACGGCGGTTGAAAAATGCCAGAGATGAATCATTTTTGTAGTAGAAAAACAGAGGTGTCGGGTGCCCCCCGAAGTATCCATCTCTCCATGAATACTGTGGTTTCCCGCTAAACAGTTACATAAACCACCCTCGCACTGAGGAACACCTCTGTAGTGTTATTTACAACACCGGGATAGTGCATCATCGGCCCCTGTCAGGAAATGCTCAATTTCCACCGATAATGCACCATTCCAGTGGTGTAAAAAACAGCACTGTGGCTATAACCGACCTCAAATCACAGCCAGAAAACAGAATGCCTTTTAAAAACAACCTGCTCCCACGCAATAAAAAATACGCCAGTGCAACGATACAATAAGGCTTGTTTCTCTGGAGCGGGTAGCGGGAATCGAACCCGCATCATCAGCTTGGAAGGCTGAGGTAATAGCCATTATACGATACCCGCATATGGTGCCGACTACCGGAATCGAACTGGTGACCTACTGATTACAAGTCAGTTGCTCTGCCTGCTGAGCTAAGTCGGCACAGGTTCCTCAAGAGAAATAAAAATGACCGCGCTTACATCCCCTTCGGAACCGGGTACCGATATTAATAATGCCAGCTCTCTTTTCAATGGAAAATCATATCAAGATTTGTAAATATACGTATATATTTTTATTTTTTATGAAATAAAGAAATTATTAAATGCATATTTAACGATTATTTTTTATTTCAGTTACAGTCTGATTAAATCTCTCTTCTTCCAGTTCCACGCCAATTGCGCGACGTCCCAGTGAAAGTGCTGCTTTTATTGTTGAGCCAGACCCCATAAAAAAATCAGCGACCAAATCACCGGGGCGACTGCTGGCAGTAATTATCTGACGCAACATATCTGCCGGTTTTTCACAGGGATGTTTGCCTGGATAATACTGCACAGGCTTGTGCGTCCAGACATCCGTATACGGAACAGCAGCTGATACGGAAAAATAACGCCGCAGGGATTTATACTCCTCCTGCAGGCTGGCATATTGCCGGTTCAGTTCACTGTATGTGCTGACCAGCTGGTGGTGCGGCTTTTCCAGCTCCCCGCGCTGATGTTTTTCTGCTGCAACACGCGCGAACAGCGCCTGAAGTTTTTTGTAATCAGCCTCGTTCGGCAACTGCCACTGACTGGCACCAAACCAGTGTGACGCCATGTTTTTCTTTCCGGTGGCTTCCGCTATCTGTTTTGATGTTATCCCCAGAGATTCTCGCGCATCACGAAAGTAAGAAATCAGCGGGGCCATGACGCACTGTTTAAGCTCGCGCCCCTTTGCCGCATAGCCGTCATTTTTGGGCTGGTATGGCCCCTGATAATGTTCAGCAAACAGAATGCGCTCTGTTGCCGGGAAATACGCCCGCAGGCTTTCCTTGTTGCATCCGTTCCAGCGTCCGGACGGCTTCGCCCAGATAATGTGGTTCAGCACATTAAAGCGTTCACGCATCATGATTTCGATATCAGATGCCAGGCGATGCCCACAGAACAGGTAAAGGCTTCCGGCAGGTTTCAACACCCGCCAGAACTGGGCCAGACAGTGGTCCAGCCACTTAAGGTAATCTTCGTCCCCTTTCCACTGATTGTCCCAACCGTTGGGTTTCACCTTGAAGTAAGGCGGATCGGTAACAATCAGGTCAATGGAATCATCAGGCAGGGACTGAATAAAATGCAGGCAATCAGCGTTGATTAAATCAACACTGTTTATTTTTACAGTATTTTTCATGGATCAGTAAGCGTAACTCTGGTAGGCTCACTCTGCTTTTGCGCTAAAGCAGTGGGCCGTGGTTCGCTTGTGACCAGTAAGCATGAGCGAATGGCTGGCAGGTGCTACCAACACCCACCAGCCGCCCATTTTCACAAATTAAAAGCCCTTCATTGCTGAAGACGTCTGTAACAGCCGAACTGGTAATCTGCCAGCCCCGCCATAACCAACTGGGTCAGTATTAACTGACAGCGTTCGCGTGAAAGGTATGTGTTTTGTGCAATCTCCCCGACTGTTGCCGGTTCGATGCTTAATTCATTAAAAACAACTTTCGCCGTTTCTGTCATATCTTGCTGTTTTAGCATGTCTTTTTCCCTTCTGGTTAACATGACATACCAATAACTCTTGTCTAAAAAGCCAGCAAGATAAAAAGTCAGTATTCACTACCACCAGCGTGTTTACCGTACTGCACCAAGTTTACAGGTACAAAAAAACCCGCTCGACGGCGGGTTTAAGCTGTGTGGCGAAGTAACCACTCTTAACAGATTACAAGAATTTTTGCGTACGCGTTAATTTTTTTGTATTTTTCTCATTACACAACATATAAACCCTATGTAAAAAATGACAGCAGAAATAGCCGTATTTAACAAGACCGCAGTAGCTTTAGCCGCAGATTCAGCTGTAACGATTTCTGGAGGCGGCAAACATAAAATCTATAATGGCGCTGAAAAGCTTTTCGCTCTCACTAAACATCATCCTGTAGGTTTGATGGTATATGGAACTGGTGATCTCTGCACAGCTCCATGGGAGCTTATCATTAAGGCTTATAGAAAGGATTTAGGCTCTAAATGTTTTGACTCTTTGGAGGAATATGCTGAGGATTTCTTCAATTATCTACAGTCAGCTAAATCAATCATCACACCAGGTATGCGTGAGGCTCATCTTTATCACTTCCTGAGCGAGATTGTATTCAGCATGCTTGTTGATGCTTTTTCTGAAGGTCTCGAACCAACATATCTCGTTAACTTCGATAAGAATCAATTTGTTACAGACCTCACGAATTATTGCAACGATCTCCTTACAAAATTATCTGATATTAATTACTTTGATGGTTTTACTCCGGATGATGAACAAGCAGCCCAAACCTATGCTTCATCAATTACCCAACGCATCATTGCTCAAAAGTTTAGTGACTTTGATTCAATATCCATAACTCCACAGTTGACAAAAGCAGTTAGTGATGTATTGGCAGCTATGATATGCAAGCAAAGTGATATTGGTTCCGTCTCTGGGATTGTGATTGCAGGTTATGGCGATAAAGACTATTACCCTAAAGTATTATCATATGAAGTTTGTGGCTTCTTTAATGATAAAATAAGGAAAACCACAGATGCTGACAAGTGCTGCATCACTCCTAATTGCGGCGTGACTCCCTTTGCGCAAGAGGATGAAGTTTCTGCTTTCATGCAAGGAGCTAGTTCACATCTTATCCAAAATCTTCATGCTGAGTATCAACGTTCTATCGGCGATTTACTTGATGGTATTGATTCAGTAATCACAGATTTGGTGCCCACTTCAGATATCGAAGGAGCCAAGGATGCTATAGTTGATGTAGTGCGCAGAACTGTTTCCGATTGCAAGGGGCGTATTGATAGCTTTGTCCGAGAAAACTATGTTGACAAAGTCGTAAATATGATCGAGTTTTTACCCAAGCAAGATTTAGCTTATATGGCTGAATCATTAGTAAATTTAACCGCTTTCAAGCGCAAGGTCTCCGATGATACTGAAACAGTGGGAGGCCCCATAGATGTTGCAATCATTTCTAAAGCTGATGGTTTTATCTGGGTTAAACGTAAGCACTATTTTGCAAAAGAACTGAACCATCACTACTTTTCACGGTCATAGCAACAAATAGACAAGGGGAACACATGTCACTTAAGCAAGCCTATGAAAGAACTCAACCCAAAAGCATCAATGATTTCTTTCAGTTGAGTACTTCTGGAAAGAGTCGACGTACTGTAACAAGCCAATCTAACTTCTTTACTAAATTGAACAAAACATTACCTGCACAATCCTAAAATGCTAAAAGCCACTACGGTGGCTTTTAGCTTTTATTTACATGCAATAACGCTCGTAATACCCTCTACAAAACCAATTGCAGTTTGTAATTCCTTTCTAATCGTGCCATCTGAACACCTTCTCTTTTTGGCAATAGTGCGTAATGAGATACCAATAACAAAGTGGGCTATGATGAGCTCATATTCCTCTGGTTTATACCTTCTCAACCGAGCCACACAACTGTCTATCATAATGCCTTCGTCATCATCACACTGAATCCGTGACTTTTTGCCATGAGGTAAAAGCCCCTTGAAGCCCGCTGCTATCGGTTGCCAATCGACACCACTATTTTCTGCTGCAGCCCATGCCCCCCAGCGGTCTAAAACCTCATACATATCACGCCCCATTACTATCACCTCTAATTTCGCAAATCTTCACGCCCAGCCGACCACCAGGAACGAGCTTACCGCGCACAATATTGATTTCATCAAACTGCTCGTCGTCTATGAGAAGCCCCGCATGCGTCAGTGCATCCAGCGGTGCTTTCAGGATATTGTCCAGGTCCCGACGGCGCTTATCCGGCGGCTCTGCAGTAATTTTTATTGCCAGCCTTCCGGACAGGTTTAATTTCAGCCGCTGCTGGCGGACAATAAGTGCCACATCCCGGCGATAACGCTCACCGGCTTTTGATACAAAATATGTGCTGCCACGACGACGCCAGTAGGTGTTCACCGTCGGCGGGTAAGGCAAAACAAACTCTATACGCATCAGTAACCTCTTTTACCCGAGCACGCCGGTTGCAAAGGCGCGATCAAGAAAACGAAAAATTAAATCAATCTGGGAACCATGCTTTTCTTCAAATGCCAGCGGATCAGCATGAAGTTCGTTGTGATGCTCCCGGCACAACGGTAGCGTGAAAATATCGTGGGCTTTTGTCCCTATTCCGCCCTGACCATGACCAATCAGGTGATGGGGATCGTCGGCTGGCTTACCACAACACGCACACGGCTGTGTCTTTACCCAGCGCGTATATTTCTCATTTACCCAACGGCGACGTTTAGGTCGCTTCATGAAAGATTCCGGAGACTCCGGATCAACAGCAATGCTGACCACCGTCTTTTCCTGTGGCGGGTTTTGCTGGTGGGCGTGAGGCAGCGGCGCAAGATTTTTTGTGCGCTGCTTCAGTATGCTGGTGGCGGTCTGCTCTCCCGGTACGATGTCGCTTTCGCGGTACACCGAGCGAATTTTTTCCGCACGTAACCCCAGAGAACGACGTAATACTACCTCCGGTAGTGCGTCCGCCACCTGATTGCAGACAGCCCACCAGGATAATTCAGCCAGCGATAATTCCCGCTCCTGTGTGCCATTCATTGCATGGCGCATGACGTCAATCATCCATGCTGACAGGTTTTGGTGAGCAAGTTGCTCAAGTGATTCGGAGGACTGGTCACGCAACTGGTTGTCACAGTGCCAGCACAACACCATCGCGCCAGCACCGTAACGATGTATGACGGTTTCGCTGTGATGGTAATCACCATGAGGCCACTGGCAGGATTTAACATGACGCAGGAGCCAGTCAGACAGTGCACCAGCGCCGCCGGCAGCACGAATCACCCGCTCGTTACTGAAAAACGGCAGTAATGATTTATCCTCCGCCAACGGCTGGCGAACGGCAGGAACGACTCCGGACGGCAGACTGCGCATGCTTTTCGGTTCAGGCTCCACCAGCACCCGGGGATTGTAAAATACCTGCATGGATTCACGACCAGGCTTAACGATCACCAGCCCGAGTTCCGGTACCGGAACAGGTCTAAGTAATACCCGCACGTTACCTCCAGATCCGTTGTTGGTATGTGCGGGATGAACGCGGTGGGCGTTCGGAGTAAGGAAGTCTGACTGAGATTATCCAGTGACGGTAGTCGAGGCTAAGGGTTTTCTTAACCTCGTATCCGCGCCTGCGGTAACACTGAATTAGCCACTCGGCCTGTTCTTCAGTGCATGGGGGATGCTGGAACCAGTCAGATTTGAAAGTGCGGGAACGCCGCCCGTGCCTGCTGGCAAAGACGGCAGAATCATCAGAATTGTGTAATTTGGTATCGTGCGCCATCGGTTGTCTCTGCTGGCGCAGCAGGTGCCAGTTGTTCAAGCTGGCGTGCGAATTGTAAACCAGAATGCCAGGAAAAAACAAAACCCGCCGAAGCGGGTTAAGTGCGGGTGCGTTGAGAATGCCTGCCACATCAGAGGTGGCGAGGGATTTCTCCCTCGCCGGGTCTCTTACTCCTCAGGTTCGTAAGCTGTGAAGACAGCGACCTCCGTCTGGCCGGTTCGGATTCGTACCTCGCAGAGGTCTTTCCTCGTTACCAGTGCCGTCACTATGGCGGTTAAACAGATGACGATCAGGGCGATTAACATCGCCTTTTGCTGCTTCATAGCCTGCTTCTCCTTGACCTTTCGGTCCGTAAGAGGCTAATCTCTATGTGTCGCATAGATATGGCCTCAGATTAATGTTAAGCGTCTTGCAGGACGCGTAATGTTAACTGGGGCTTTTCTCTATCTGCCTTTTGGTGTTCATGCCTGAGACAGATAGCCTCAAGCACCCGCAGCCATTCTACTTAACTCCCGTTACCTCGCCAATATAAAATCAATCAGAAAGGCGATCCATAAGAACAACAGCAAGACAATAAATTGCCATTACAGCTGCAATAGCCAGCGCACATTTGAGAACCAGCACGACAACCTCCTGTATTGGACGTACACCAGTCCTGATAAATATGAGGCTGTCTCATCATTGATGAGATACAACTATTGGGTATAGTTTCTGTGATTTTGTTCTGTAGAAATGGAACACAACAACCAGTCACCACCAGTACTTCTTTAAATACGCCAAGTCCGACGCAAGCTAACCTTCTAGTCCGCTTTGAGCGAAATGCGGACATGCGGGAGCATGGTTTATGTATGAAACTAATGATGATAAATACCATCGTCTAAAGGGGGACCTTCAGCCGTAACCCCCGTGATACTACTTGGCGGTTCAAAGATGGCCCGACCAAATATTGCATCAAACTCTGCTTTTGTGACTGATAAGTATTGCAAGATGAGCTCTAGCAGCTCTCTGTACGTATCACAATGCCATTCAATGTGAGGACATATTCGGGAGAGAACTCTGTTCTTAAAATCATCCAGATTATTTGGGACTTCCAGCAAGTTACCAGTGTTTAATGCTTTCGACATAAACTTGTAATTGAGCATAGAGAGAACCACTACTGATACACCTTTCTCTTGCCTTAACTGATCGAACTTCTCTTGTGCTTGAAGGCTTAGCTTGGCGTATTCGCGATCTCGTTTAGAGTTGATTGGTTCGACGTACTGAAGCGGTTCGTCTGCAGCATCACCGATACGTGGACAAAAGTATCTATTCCACCAAGCCTCAAAATACCTTTTTTGGAACTCAAGGTATGTCATCCCAATAATATTGGTGTTTTGAGTGTACTGTTTAGCACCCTGCTGAAGCCCGTGCTTTGAAATAATAAATCCAATATTAGCCCCGGTTTCATGCATTACCGTGGTGAACGAATGGACCACCGTCTGTGGTATAGAACTACCCCAGTTTTTGCATTCCACAATGTATCTGATTTTGTCCACGCTCCTAACATCTGTAGCAAGAACATCCACATTCACCGAGCCACGCGGGGTTTCTAAATCGACCTCGACTTCTGCAAACAAGCCAACATTACGGAATATACGTTGGACCCCTGTCTGGAGGTCTTGCCAGTTTTCTGGTAGTGGGTCATCGATCACTTCTGCTTTTCCTATGCACTATCCGCATGCTTTTAAGACTACTTGAAGACACAAACGTCGTCATCCACTAAAAGGTTCAAATTTGAGATAAAAGTTCGTTTCTGGTACGAAGCGGATCGTTTGAAGAACCGTGTGATCTGCTAAGAGCGAGGAGTGGACGTTCTCAAGGGATTGCTTACATCGAGGATGTATGAATCAACGGGGTGCAGGTCACAATATATGCTATCACTTGGTTGTTGAAACGAATGCCAAAGCCTGTGACGAGCGAGGAGTAGACTTTGGCACAAAAAAAATTTAAGTGTCCGATGACTTTGTTTCAGCCGCTTTATCCTCAACCAATACCCAATCTCCGGAGCTAACCTTTGTCATAAGACAAAATGGAAAGTTGTTAAAAAAATGTTCAATATCACTTGAGGGTATTTTCTCAATTTTATTTAAACAACCATCAGCTATTTGTAGGGAAATCATTTCTCTTGTAATTTTCATAAATTGATCAACATCAGATAACAACCATGTTTCATGATGAGCACCAAACAATTTGTGCGGTATATCATCAAGAATAAGATTGTCTAAATCATGTGATTTATCTTTGTTTAGCTCAAGAAGTACAAAATCAAAAAAATCAAAAAGATATGAATAGAGAAGATGAGTATAAAAGGTAAAATAGTAATCAGCAAAATTAATATTGTTATTGAATCTATTTGAATACATCATATGAGGTTGAATCAGATCGTTTAGATCAGAGTCATATGCTTGGAAACAAATCTTTGTTTTAATATTATCATCGTTGACATAATAAGGATTTACTGTTATCCCTCCATGAACTATCTTATTTCTTATTTTATTAAAGTCCTTATACCATTTTAAATTCAAATCTGGAAATTCCTGTGCATATTGCTGGAAATGATTTTCAAGGTAATCATATTTGTTGCCATTTTTTTTAGTTGGAAAAATTAATTTATCAGCTATCTGATATGCAATATCCCATATCGTGCTGATTTTATAATAGCAATACTCAATAGCACTAATGCTGACAATTGATGTTGCATCATGTTTTCTGATGAACTCAGCATCTTTTTGAATTTTATTAATGTAAGTAATCATATAAAACAGTTTCTTGAAATGAGTTTTTAAATTTTTTAAAAGAAACTGAAGTTTTATGTCTTCCAGTGTATCTTCTTCATACTTATTTAAGTACATAATAATTTTATAAAGTGGACTGCCAACTCTTTTTGCATGTACATCCATTATTTACTCCAATAAATCAATGCGAACATTTTAATTGAAAATTTAATGCCAAAAACTTTAGTTAGTCAATAATTTATTCAAACGTCCGCTACTGGCACAAAGCAGACGCCCACTCTCACGCGAATGCTTTGCCCTTGACTTGCCAACAACCGTATCGCTTGCTCCGCAACTATGGTTTTTTATTAGAATCTTCGCCACTAAATAAATTATAATAAATTGATTTTATTAGATATCTGTCAGAATCTATATGGTCAGCACGAGTAGCATGCTCTAATGTTTCAAATGCTAGGGTTTGTGCGGCTTCAGCAAAAATTCCAGGCCAACCCTTACTCAGCATCGACAGTCCTTTAAGGACCCTTATCTGAATTTCCCTCATACTGGCACCATCGCGCGCAACAGGTGAGAAAAAGTCTTCAAGTAGATCGTTATTCTGAAGTGGTGCAACATGTACAGAAGGATATTTCACTTCTATTTCATCAGATTTATTCTGCGCGTAAGCGGAAAGTATACGTACACCTCTGCCAATGACATCAATGGCGGTTCCAGGATCGTTCACTGCGGGGGAAAGGGCTCGGCAGGCTATTTCGGCCATGACGCTAAGACAAAATCGGGGGTCCTGAGCAAATGAACGTACATCCGAGACAATAATCGTCTCAAGTAAATCGGTGCTGATTGATGACTCCTGGCCCTGACTCAGGTACAAAACTGGCGTGGACGGATGTATGAAACTGCCCGGCTGCGCCACGAGGTATACATGACGGGGATCATTGGTCAGCAGCTTGCTGAGTTTCACCATATCAACATATTCAACATAGCCAATCTTTTTCGGATAAACTGCAACCGTTCCTTTCGGCTGTTCATTGTTCTCAAGCCATGGATATCCGCCGAGACAGGGATTTCTTGCTCTCGCAATAAATGTTTCGATGGCCGCCTGTTCTACTTTTGCCGTTGTCTCACCAACCCTCCCCAGAGAGGTCAAATGCTGTATCCAGCGAAGCAATGTGATGAGGATTAAGGCAATGACAACCAGTGTTACAATGAATAAAATGACTCTCCCCCTTTCTCCATAAGCTCCCATATTGAGGGCAATAATCCCTACCAGACTGAAGAGAAAAGAACCGATGAAGGTGGCCAGTACATTTTGTGTGGTGACGTCTTCAACAACTAAACGAGTAGCTCTGGGAGTCACATTAGTAGTGGCTGAACCGTAGGCTGTGACCATGATGCTCAGCGAAAATGTGGTCACTGCCAGCATACTCGATGCCAGTATGTTCAGAATGTTATCGACTGCTTCCGCACCAACCTTCACGGAAACCGACTCAGGTATCATTGATTTAAAAAGAATTGATAAAAGGGCCGTTATTATTGCGACAATTGCGAATAACGTTGCCCTGAACCATAGTTTTTTAAATGTCTGCTTCAGCATCCATTTCCAGCGTGAAATCATTCTGCATTCCCTCATATTGCAGCCGGGATAAATAAATGCCGCCTCTGTGGCGGCATGTTGCTGTTAACGAACCAGATGCAGGAAGTGCAGGTGTTTTTCGTACTGGTCCAGTATGTCATTAATCAGCTGTTCCTGATTCCAGCCCATTACATCATAATTTTGGCCGCCCTCTTTGAGATAGACTTCAGCGCGATAATATCGATGTTGTTCACTCTGCTGCTCATCATTATCCAGCGCAGCGAGCGCGAAGGTCGGTGAGTTATACCCGCGAAGCCTCACTTCATATATATAATTCAGCTCGTTGCCCAAATCGACTTCAAGGCGAATACGATCCTCGGCGGCGTCACTGATGTGGCTTATCGTTCCCTGCTTGTTAAGTTCCTCCTGAACCAGCGTCATGGCGGGTTGGATAATGTCGTCCATAAAACGTTTCACAAGAGAACGCTTCGGCAAATACGCGATATTGCGTAACCTTCTCTGCCAGGGAATTGGGTTACGTGCAGCCGTAGGAGCAATAGTCGCCATGCTAAGGCTTTCACGCTTGGTCAAATCCCGACGCAGGGCTTTTAACAGTCCGTATATGGATATTAATAAGATAACTGAGAAGGGCAATGCACTCGCTATCGTTACGGTTTGCAACGCACTCAGCCCCCCTGCGATCAGCAGGGCAATAGCAACAACGCCCATGAGCAATGCCCAGAAAATTCGCTGCCAGACGGGCGTGTTTGCCACCCCACCTGATGCCAGAGTATCCACAACCATTGCCCCCGAATCAGCAGACGTTACAAAGAAGACGATGACCATCGCCATTGCAATGAATGACAGCACGGAAGAGAACGGGAAATGCTCCAGGAAATTAAACAGGGCAAGCGCAACATCCTGCTGAACGGTATTGGCGAGGTCAGTGGCGCCCTGGTTCATGATGAGATAGATGGCGCTGTTTCCAAACACCGTCATCCACATGAGCGTAAAGCCGGCGGGAACAAACAACACGCCAGTCACGAACTCACGAATTGTCCTGCCGCGGGAAACGCGTGCAATGAACATACCTACAAACGGCGACCATGAAAGCCACCATCCCCAGTATAATAATGTCCAGCCCCCCAGCCAGTTGCTCGACTTGGGTTCATACGCGTAAAGGTTGAACGTTTTACTCACCAGTTCCGACAGATAACCACCCGTATTTTCCACAAATGACTTCAGCAGAAGCACAGTGGGACCCAGGCACAAGACCAGCGCCAGGAGCAACACCGCCAGGCCCAGATTAAGCTCAGACAGGATGCGTATTCCCTTGTCCAGGCCGGACACCACCGAAATCGTCGCTAACCCCGTGATGACCACGATCAAAATGACCTGTACCGTTTCATTGATGGGCACGCCGAAAAGATGGTTCAAACCGGCATTCACCTGCAATACACCGTAACCCAGCGATGTTGCAACGCCAAAGACAGTGCCTATCACGGCGAAGATATCAACCGCGTGGCCTATAGGCCCGTAAATGCGATCGCCGATAATGGGATAGAGCGCAGAACGCAGCGTTAAAGGCAGACCGTGACGGTAACTGAAAAAGGCCAGAATCAGCGCCACGATGGCATAAATTGCCCATGCGTGCAGACCCCAGTGGAAGAACGTCAGGCGCATGGCTTCCTTCGCTGCCGCAACGGTCTCTGGAGTGCCGACAGGTGGCGAAAGATAATGCATCACAGGTTCGGCAACGCCAAAGAACATCAGGCCGATCCCCATCCCTGCCGAAAAAAGCATCGCGAACCAGGAGTGGTAGCTGAAATCAGGCTGCGCATGGTCTGGGCCCAGCTTTATATCACCGTAACGTGAGAGTCCAAGGAACGTGACGCTCAGTAAAATCAGGGCCACAGCAAGTATGTAGAACCAGCTGGCATTCGTGAAGATTTGTTGCTGAAGTAGTTTAAAATTTTTGTCGGCGACATCCGGGAATACGGCGGCAAAGGCGACAAGAAGGAAAATTAGCAAAGCAGATGTAAAGAATACCGCTTTGTTAACCTGGCTTGTAGACTTCTTTGGGGTTGTATCATTTTCACTCATAATCATTTATTCCATTAATTAAATCCGCACTGGATAGAAGGTACTACCTCTCACAGAGTAGCAAAGTTCAACTGGCTATGCGGGATTAATCGGAATGCATGGTGGAATGAGTGCCGATACAAATCATCCTATATTCTAAGGAGTTTTAAGTTACTCAGCCTGCCAATTACTGGGGCATTTAATTTGTATGATCTGTATCAAAGCTGGGATATAAGTTAAGTGAAGTATATTAGGCACGAATTACCAGCGTCTGCTCTTGGCACAAAGCGGACAACCACGCTAGCTCTACCCTGTGCCACAAAATGTCAATTTGCATCTGAACTAATGCACTTTAATCTCGTCACTTCAATAAATACCGAACATCCCCCTGATAAAACGACAATATGCGCTGCATAACTTCGCTCTTCCGGCACTCGCGACAGATTATGTTTAGGCGACTGTCGTAGCGACGTATTTCTCCGTCAGGTAATGACCAGATAAGGTCCGGATCAACCACAACCGGTTTCTTCAGCTTTGCCCTCGATAATTTTTTGCGGGCATTTTGCCAGTCTTTACGAGCCTGTTCAGACGGGAATAACCCGTAGCCAGAATTGTATACATCGCCACTGGCAACCAGCTCTCTGGCCAGAACGCTCATCAGATATCTTGTTGCCCCAGTTTTAGCTTCCAGTTGTCGTAACGTCTCGCGCCCACTCTGGCGTACGAGTTCAAGAACCTGCCCTTTAATTTTTTCCCGCTCTTCTTGTGTAAAAACTTTTGCCACAAGCCCTCCTGAAAATTACCTCATGACCAGAAATTAACACTTACCCCCTGAAGCCCGGCGGAATTTCGTTATCCGGTTCAGAAATATGATTCACACAACGCTGGTTGTTCGTGCCGCTTACCGGGAGCAACCAGGGGTTCTCAAAATTCCGGTCCGGTCCAAAAAACGTCGTCGCTCGCTGAACAAATTCCGTTCCCGTTTTCCCGGTAGCCGCCAAGTATCTTGCGTAACGCCTCACGCCATCCAGCATGGCCTCTGGTGGCACCCCCTCGCGTAATCTGGCCTTCCAGGCACTGAAAGCGGATTTCTTCGGGTTTGCCCCAGCACGCAACGGGTACTCCCGCCAGACCTGTTCGAACACATCCGGATAATCCACTCGTCCCACAGACTGCCCGGTGTTTTCCGGGACTACCCGATCGGCTTCCCGCTGAATGGCGGAATCGGCTTCAGGCTGCTGCAGTTGGTGTGATTGCTCCGCCCTTGCGGTCATCACCTGCTGCACAGCGCCCGAATCGGCTTTCAGCGCATACGCTGAATCGGCTTCCGGTGTCGTGCCTGCTGGCTGACCAAGATTGACGGTCTGAACATCCCCTGCCTGGTTCGTGGCGTTTTTTACGCCATGGACCATAGTGTTTTGATCTTCTTGATCTGTATCTTTATCTGTATCTTTATCTGTCGTGACTCGTCGTGACATGTGCGTGACATTTCGTGACGCGCCGTGACAATTGCCATTTTGTTCCCGCTTTCTTTCCCTCTCTCGCTGCGCCCTCTTGCGCTCTGCAGGAGATTTTGCGGTTTGCGAAATATTGCCGTTGTCCTCTTTAAGCACCTGGCGTTTTTCCCATCCAGTGATTAAATCACCATCAAGTACCCGCCCCTGCATCGTCTGCAAAATTGAATCAATTACCTCTTCTGTCACGTCGAGCGCACTTGCCAAATCTTCTGTCGTGACATCAATGTGACCTCGCGTGACATTTCGTGACGCGCTCACCAGGAGGTGGATATACACTGCCATCACTGTTGCAATTGGCTGCCCTGACACCCTGGCAATTGTTCGCCACTTAGGGTCATTTGGCATGTCATGCCATAATCTGAGCCAAGCGTTAGCCATACTCACCTCTTCTGATACCGAATCTTTTTACTCACGAGTTGCCGGAAGCGATTCGATATGGCTATTGTCAGTCAATGTACTGCCACAGCATTTCCTGCCGGGCCACCACGGTTCATCTGATTGAAACCGGCGATTGCCACTGCGACAAAATCATCAGCGTCTCTCACCAGTCGCTCCCGCGTCTCCACCAGCTCCCGAAAATAAGCTGAACTGTGGCTGCGCATTCTGGCCACCAGCAAAGGTGGCATTGCCTTTTCGATCGCTGGTAACAACGCCTGAATTTTTTCAACTGCATCAGGGGTGTCTTTCTCTACCCAGCGGAAAATTTTCTGGGTATTGCGAGCCAGGGCTTCCGGATGGCTGTCGTCATACAGTTCCGGGAACGTCATTCCCAGCTCGAAATACGCTTTGGTAATTTTCGCAGCCGGTACTTTTTCGCCGTCCGGATGCGCCCAGGCATTCATCGCCATGCGGATGTGTTCATGCTTGATTTTCATGAATCATTCTTTCCTTCGTTCGAGGTGCTATCCTGCTTCTTGTAAAGTTCTGGGTTGTATTTCAATTCACCGTTAGTAATTTCATCCAGTTCCATTGCGCGAAGTTTGGGAATAACTGCTTTCCACCGCACAACAGCCACATGTGAAATTCCAAGAGCCTCAGCTACTAGTCGCTTTTTTTTGAAATAGCGCAGAACATCATCTTTGAACATAAAACTCTCCTGTTATTTCGAGCAGGAGGGTAACAATAGTTACATAGCAATGTCAACCATAGCAACATCACTTGGTAGTAACATTGGTTACATGAAAAACACTATCAGCGAACGTATTCGGAATCGTCGAAAAGACGTTGGATTAACCCAACAGCAGGTTGCGAAAGCAATCGGCATATCTCGTGTATCCGTAACAAAATGGGAAAATGGCTCTTCAAAACCTGACGGTGAGAATTTGCATCTACTGTCAAAATTGCTTTCCAAATCTCCTGAATGGATTCTTTATGGAAAGGACGGTCACGATAAAACCGATGATCTGCGTCTGAATCAGTATCCTTACATTAGTGACAACATCGCCCGGTTGCCCGTTTTAACGTGGGAACAGGCTGGTTATTGGGATATGAGTTGTCCAGTAACCGAGATTCCTGGCATTAAGAATTGGGTTGATGTCATGACAAAAACCGCTGAAAACTCTTTTTTATTGCATGTTGAGGGAGATGCGATGACAAACTCTAACGGCCTCCCAACCATCCCCGATGGATCTACCGTGCTGATCACACCATGCTCAAGTAACATTAGAGAACTGGTGGGAAAAATAATCTTAATCCAATTGGAAGGAACGCCAAACGTAACACTAAAAAAAGTTGCGATTGACGGACCAAACATCTATCTGTTGTCACTGAATCCGCTTTACAAACCCATCGAACTGAATGGTGGTTACACCATTAAAGGTAAAGTTTCACAAATACATCAATACTTAGACTGAGTCAGAACCCGCATTCATTGCGGGTTTTTCACGCTCTCAAATGTACCTTTTGCAACATCGTATTGACTCGAAAGGTAACTCTTGTTACCTTAACGGCATACCAACCCACCCCGCCCCACAGAATGCAGGGCAATACTTCGAGTTACCAGGCAGTGGTCAGGGGTTAAGTAGCCAGCCCGAGGCGTAAGAACATGACGGCAGGGTTCAACTTTAATAACTATGCAGCAGGTTTTTGTTCCGCTACCCCGGCGTTAAGGGGAAATGAGGTCAGCATGGATACTATCGATCTTGGCAACAGCGAATCTCTGGTATGTGGCGTGTTCCCCAGGCGAACCAGTCGATCTTGTTATTGGCATACATGACTCAATGAAAGAATGCATGGCTGCCGCAGCGGAACAAAAAATTCCCGGTAACTGCTATCCGGTCGATAAAGTTATTCACATGGACAATAACGAAATCCCGGCAGGACTTAAAACAGCGCCGTAATTAATATCCAGTTTCATTTTTACATGCCAGCAATGGCAGGGATTTGTTCACCCTTAAATCTGTAATGAGGTAAAACAAAATGAGTAAAGTCTTTATTTGCGCCGCCATTCCGGACGAACAGGCAATAAAGGAAGAAGGTGCAGTTGCTGTAGCCACTGCCATTGAAGCCGGTGACGAACGCCGCGCCCGTGCCAAATTTACCTGGCAATTCCTGGAGCAATATCCGGCTGCTCAGGACTGCGCTTATAAATTTCTTGTCTGCGAGGATAAACCCGGCATGCCCCGCCCTGCTATCGACTCCTGGGATACCGAATATATGCAGGAAAACCGCTGGAATGAGGAAGGCGCTTCCTTTGTCCCGGTCGAAGCAGAATCCGATCCGATGAACGTCAATTTTGACAAGCTGTCCCTTGAAGTACAGAACGCGGTCCTGGTTAAGTTCGGTACATGTGAAAACATCACCGTTGATATGGTGATTAGTGCACAGGAATTGTTGCAGGAGGACATGGCAACATTCGACGGGCATATCGTTGAGGCATTGATGAAAATGCCTGAAGTTAACGTCATGTATTCAGAACTAAAGCTGTTCGCCATCGGGTGGGTTAAACATAAATGTAAGCCGGGCGCAAAATGGCCTGAGATCCAGACAGAATTACGCACCTGGAAAAAACGTCGCGAAGCCGAACGCAAAGAAACCGGGAAATACACGTCTGTTGTTGATCTCGCCTACGCCAGAGTCAACCGGCAGAACACTGAAAACTCAACAGGAAAAATCCACCCTGTCACTGCCGCCATTCGTCGCGAATACAAGCAGACATGGAAAACACTGGATGATGAACTGGCCTACGCTCTCTGGCCTGGTGATGTGGATGCCGGAAACATTGACGGCAGCATCCATCGCTGGGCAAAAAATGAAGTTATCGACAACGACCGCGAAGACTGGAAGCGTATCTCGGCATCAATGCGCAAACAGCCTGATGCCCTTCGCTACGACCGCCAGACTATTTTTGGCCTTGTCCGTGAACGTCCGATCGACATTCACAAAGACCCTGTGGCACTGAACAAATACATTACTGAATACCTGACTACAAAGGGCGTGTTTGAAGATGAAGGAACAAATCAGAGCGCAACTGATACTCTCTCGTCGCCAGTACCAGAAACTGATGCAGTGGAAACGGCAATTCCGGACAACGAAAAAACCGAATGCAAAGTGGAAGTCGAACCATCTGTAGAGCGTGAGGGGCCGTTCTACTTCCTCTTCACCGACAAGGATGGCGAAAAATACGGTCGCGCAAACAAACTTTCTGGTCTGGATAAGGCACTGGCTGCCGGGGCTACTGAAATCACGAAAGAAGAATATTTCGCCCGCAAAAACGGTACATACTCAGGTTCACAACAAAATACTGGTGCATCTGACACGACCGCACAACCAGGGCCGGTAAAAGTTACCGCTGACGAAGTAAACAAAATTATGCAGGCAGCCAATATCAGCCAGCCTGACGCCGATAAGTTGCTTGCTGCCTCTCGCGGAGAATTTGTTGCAGGGATTAGCGACCCGAATGATCCGAAATGGGTTAAGGGGATCCAGACCCGCGATTCTGTAAACCAGAACCAGCATGAATCGGAACGGAACTACCAAAAAGCGGAACAAAACAGCCCAAATGCGTTACAAAACGAGCCAGAAACGAAACAGCCTGAACCAGTGGCGCAACAGGAACCGGAAAAGATCTGCACCGCCTGCGGTCAGAGCGGTGGCGGCAACTGCCCTGAATGTGGTGCGGTGATGGGCGACGCAACATACCAGGAAACATTCGATGACAAGAACCAGGTTGAAGTTCAGGAAGACGATTCGGAGAAAATGGAAGGCGCTGAACATCCACACAAGGAGAATGCTGGCAGCGCTCAGGACCACGCCAGCGATAGTGAAACTGGCGAGACGGCAGATTCCTTAATTTCGGTGAACGGTCATCACGTTATCACATCCACCAGCAGAGTGTGGTACCACCTGATGATCGACCTTGAAACAATGGGAACCAACACCAATGCGCCCATCGTGGTTATTGGTGCGGTTTTCTTCGACCCACAAACAGGGGAAATCGGGCCAGTATTTTATATCGTTATCAGTCTGACTGACGCAATGAATACAGGGGCTGTTCCTGACGGTGGAACCATCGAATGGTGGCTGAAGCAGTCCAGTGAAGCCAGAGCTGCCATTTTAACAGACCAGGTAAAACTGAAGGATGCCCTTTCGCAGTTTCGGGAGTTCATCAACGAATACTCAGATGAAAAATTCGTTCAGGTATGGGGTAATGGTGCGACTTTCGATAACGCAATTTTGCGCACCTCATACGAACGTCTGGACATCCCCTGCCCGTGGCGCTACCACAACGATCGCGATGTACGCACAATCGTTGAGCTGGGAAAAACAATCGACTTTGATGCCAGAACCGTTATTCCATTCGAAGGCGTGCGCCACAATGCACTGGATGACGCCCGTCACCAGGCAAAATACGTTACAGCTACGATACAAAAACTGATCCCGAGTCAGGCTGATTTTTAATGTTCAACCATCGCCGGTTGTGACTGGTATTCTGCAACCGGCGCTCATCTGAAGTAAGAGATAAAAGCGATGAGCGAAGTAATCATGATTGTCTCTCCCGGTAAATGGGTATCCGAAGAACAGCTAATTGCGCTGAAAGGAATAAAAAAGGGAACGCTAAAAAAAGCCAGGGAAAAATCGTTTATGGAAGGAAGGGAATATAAGCATGTAGCCCATGACGGTATGCCATGGGATAACAGCCCATGCTTTTACAACCTGGAAGAAATTGATCGCTGGATTGAACGTCAGGCATCAGCAAGACCAAGACGTCATCTTACTTGACTAAAAACAATACTAACCAATGAGAGAAGCTAAAATGAAATATCCGACAGGCGTGGAAAACCATGGAGGGAAATTACGTATCTGGTTTGTTTATAAAGGTGTAAGAGTCAGGGAAAATCTGGGGGTTCCTGACACGACAAAAAACAGGCGCATTGCAGGTGAGCTGCGCGCCTCTGTTTGTTATGCAATAAAAACCGGCGTTTTCGACTATGCAAAACAGTTTCCCTCCTCACACAATCTGGAAAAATTTGGTGAGGCCCGACAAGATTTAACCATAAAGGAACTGGCTGAAAAATTTCTGGCACTGAAAGAAACGGAAGTCGCAAAAACGTCACTCAACACGTACCGTGCCGTCATCAAAAATATTATGAGCATAATCGGTGAAAAAAATCTTGCATCGTCGATTAATAAAGAAAAATTGCTGGCGGTACGTAAAGAGTTACTTACTGGATACCAGATCCCCAAAAGTAATTATATTGTTACGCAACCGGGGAGATCGGCTGTCACCGTAAATAATTACATGACAAATCTTTACGCCGTGTTCCAGTTTGGTGTTGATAACGGTTACCTGGCAGATAATCCGTTTAAGGGGATCTCGCCATTAAAGGAATCAAGAACCATTCCTGATCCTCTTTCACGGGAGGAATTTATCCGTCTTATCGACGCCTGCAGAAATCAGCAGGCCAAAAATTTATGGTGTGTTTCTGTTTATACAGGCATTCGCCCTGGTGAACTGTGTGCGCTTGGGTGGGAGGACATAGATCTGAAAAATGGAACAATGATGATCAGGAGAAATTTAGCAAAAGATCGTTTTACGGTACCGAAAACACAGGCTGGTACCAATCGGGTAATTCACCTTATCAAGCCTGCAATCGACGCTCTCAGGAGTCAGATGACACTAACGAGGCTGAGCAAAGAACATATTATTGACGTTCACCTCAGAGAGTTCGGCAGAACAGAAAAACAAAAATGCACCTTTGTTTTTCAACCTGAAGTGTCAGCGAGAGTAAAAAATTATGGTGACCATTTTACCGTTGACTCAATAAGGCAGATGTGGGACGCAGCGATAAAGCGCGCTGGCCTCCGCCACCGCAAATCATATCAGTCGAGACATACTTATGCCTGCTGGTCGCTGACAGCCGGTGCCAACCCGGCATTCATAGCAAACCAGATGGGACATGCAGATGCGCAAATGGTGTTTCAGGTATACGGGAAATGGATGTCTGAAAACAATAATGCACAGGTAGCCCTGCTAAATACACAGCTAAGCGAGTTTGCCCCAACCATGCCCCAAAACGAGGTGGCGCAAAATTAA